GCTGAAGTTGAAACAACAATTACTCCAGAGCCAGCTGGTCAGGCAGAATAAAAACATATTTATATTAAATGTTTAATAGAGGAGTAAATTAATGGCAGAAAGAATCGTATCTGCTGGGGTATTCACGAAAGAAATCGATCAATCGTTTTTACCTGCAGCAGTAGGCCAAATTGGAGCAGCAATAGTAGGTCCGACAGTAAAAGGACCGGCATTGGTTCCAACAAAAATATCTTCATTCTCTGAATTTCAACAAATATTTGGATCATATACTGATGAGTCATATGTTCCATATGCAGTTGAAGAATATTTGAGAAATGCAGATGCAATTACAGTAACACGTTTATTGTATGAAGGTGGATATAAATTAACAAACGGAGCATTAGCAGTAATTGCATCATCTGGTTCGGGAGCATCGCAAGTAAAAATTGTTACTCACGTATTACACCCAACAATTCCAGTAAAACATATAGGTAATAGTACTGCAGTATTTGAATCATCGTTAATTAATAACTATCAATCAGGTAGTTTTGAAATTAAAGTATCTGGTTCATTTTCTACATACGCAAGTGCAGAATTACCTGGTTGGGACGGAATTGGAACATTCTTAAAAGGAAATGGAGCTAGTATTTCAGCATCAATTGATGTAAATTCAAATAGCTATGTAACTAAAATATTTGGAAAATCTCCAAAATCATTAGATTACCCAGTATATGTTCAATATGAAAATTCTAACGCAACAGCATCATTTGCAAACATGGCAAACGTTACTGTTGAATTAGCAAAAATTTCCGATTATGATTTTGCATCACCGTATAATAGTGCAGCAACACCATGGGTTACATCTCAAAAAATTGCAGGTATTGCTAAAAACTTAATTAAGTTTCATACATTATCACACGGTACTGCAGTAAATAGTGATGTTAAAATTGGTATTCGTGATATTAAAACTAGCACAGAAGTTTCTGATCCATCTGCATATCCATTATTTACAGTTGAAGTAAGACGCGTTAATACAACTAATATTGCAAATACGCCATATTCATCAAATGATACAGATCAGATACCAGATATCGTTGAAACATATCGCGATGTGAATTTAAACCCAAATTCACCAAATTATATTGCAAGAAAAATTGGTAACCGTTATCAATCTATTACAACAGATGGAGCGATTAAAATTAACGGCGAATATCCGAATATGTCTAAATATATTCGCGTTGAAGTTTCAAACATAGTTCAAAACGGTGCCGCTGGTACTTTAGTTCCATTTGGATTTAGAGCAATGTATTCTCCAATACCAATGGCATCTAGTTCAATTAACTTAAAAGCAATATCATATAAAACAAATCAGAAAGATTCTGCGGGTATATATAGTCCTTCGAATTATGTAGGGTTTGATTTTTCTAGTTTAAATAACTTAAACTATTTAGCACCGACTCCATACACAGGATATGTTACAGGAAGCAATTCAGATTTTTATTTAGGCGATATAAGTCAAGATGCAGAAGCAGGATATCCTACTTTAACTACTGCATATTCTGGTTCAATTGAATCTGCACTAACAACTGGTACTATTGCAAACGTTGCATTATCAACTCGTAAATTTATAGTTCCAATGCAAGGTGGGTTTGATGGAGCACGTCCAAATTTACCAAAACTAGCAGGCGAAGATATTACAGCAGAAAATACATTTGGATTTGATTGTTCTGGAACAGGTACGGCAGGTACGGTTGCATATGGTAAAGCATTTTCATTGTTAAGTAATACAGATTTTTATGATCTTAACATGTTAATCATACCTGGTATATTGAATTCATTACACGGTGCAGTTGCAACAAATGCTAGAAATTTATGTGTAGCTCGTCAAGATACATTTTTTGTAATGGATACACACGCAATCGATGCAAGCATCGCATCAGTTGTTGCTGATAATTCAACTATTGACAATAACTATACAGCAACATATTGGCCATGGGTAAGAATCTTAAACCCAGCTAAAAACGTTCCAGTATGGGTTCCGCCATCTGTAGTAGTTCCAGGTGCATTAACATTTAATGATAGTGTAGCAGCACCATGGTATGCACCAGCTGGTTTAAATCGTGGAGGATTGGTATCTGTATTAGAAGCATATAGTCCATTATCACAAGCAGAAAGAAATTCATTGTACGAAGGTCGTGTTAATCCTATTGCTACTTTCCCTAACGACGGCGTTGTAGTATGGGGGCAAAAGACTTTGCAAGCTCGTCCAAGTGCATTAGACCGCGTAAATGTACGTCGTTTATTAATTACAGTTAAGAAGTTTATTGCATCTTCAACTCGTTATTTAGTATTCGAACAAAATACGTCAGCTACTCGTGATAGATTCTTAAGTATAGTTAATCCATATTTAGAATCAGTTAGAAGAAACCAAGGATTGTATGCATTTAAAGTAATCATGGATGAATCTAATAATACGCCGGATGTTATTGATCAAAATATATTATATGGTCAATTATTCCTTCAGCCAACGCGTACGGCAGAATTCATAATTCTAGATTTCAATATTCAACCAACGGGTGCAGCATTCCCTGAATAATATCAG